TAAAGAGAAGCAAGGGATAAGTATTCTTACGACCCTTTATGATCTTCTCTCTCATAAAATCAGTAAAAAGTTCAACGGACACTGGTATATCTGCTATATTTAGCATGATCTGTCCATCTTCACGAAGCGAAGGATTATCAAATGGGGCAGGCCCTAAAACAAACTTTATGTTTCCAAAATTTATTCTTCTAACATCAGAACTTGAATTAGTAGTTTTTTCTAAAACATTATTAACAGCAACTGCATACAAATCACCAAGAAAGAAATAATTTATTTTTCTTACACCAGGCTCTAGAATATTGATATATTCTAGTGGAGCTGTGTCCTCACAACCATAATTCACAATATTGAATTTTATTTCAGGGTCGGAAACACGATCTGTATCGGAAGTCTCTGTTACTGCTTCTGAAGAATTAATGTTAGCTGTATAGATACAATTATTGCTTGTTAATTCCTTTAATAAAGATAGATAAGCTTGCTCTCTTTCAACCTCAACTGTCTGTTCGTAAATCTTTCTCAGTTCTTTAATACTATCATCTGTACAATCAGAATTCTCTTTACTTTGATTAAGGGCGATTCTTGCGGTTGATATTTCATTTATTTTCTTTGCTCTTTCTTCTCTCCTAGCTATTACCTCTTCACTGAATAGAACATCAGATCTCTTGTCCAACAGAACAGATTCAATACGTGCTCTAAAATCTAAAACTAATCTAACTGAACCGTCATCTTGAAACTGGAACTCATGCTTTGTTACAACCAAAAACATCTCTACTTGGTTATCTTTTATGGCTGCACTTAGATCATCAGATAACAGCCCGCCGCCACCCGTTGCTCCCCATCCTGCTCTTACTTTTATCTCATAGAAGTTTGGATTAAACTCTCTTATTTTCTTATTTGTGTTTTCTTCTAATACATTTCTGTATTTTGGTTCTAATAGCACAAGGTCAATAATTCTATACCCACCCTCAAGAGACCTTCCGTTTTGATCTATACCTGGCCTAGTCTTAAACAACTCGTTAAAGTTCTGTGCATAGACAACCAATTTTGCTTCAATATCTTTTTTTGCAGTAGCAGGCTGCACACCTTTAAAGTTAAATGTAAAGCTCTCTATACCTATACCTACACCTCTCTGGAGTTGGCTATTTAACATACTCTGCAAATCCAAAACTGGGTCCACATAAGTCGAAAACTGCATCTCAACTTCTCTAGGGGTCTTACTAGAACCTTCATAATATTGTTTATAAATACGAACAGAAGGAGTCAACTGTGATAACTGATAATGTCTTATATCCAAGAACTCAGTACAACCTTTTGTTAGTCGTAACCTGTTCATGATAGTACCAGGGTCCGTTGTCGCAAGCTTGTGTATATTTTTATATTTTATATCTGTTCTTTTTCTCCCTGTTCTCTCTTCATGAAAGGAGGGTACAGGCTCAGGAGCTATGCTTTCTTCTATTACTTTTTTAATATTTTGTATTAAAAAGCACTGATCATCGTAAAGTGGCCTATCTTTTACTTCTTTTTCGGCGTCTTCAGAAACTTCTTCTTGCTCTTCTTCTTGTTCATCTGTAGCGGCCTGCTTCAGATTTTCTAACATTTCTTCGTCTAAGAAACATGCAGGTATTTGATTACCGTCACACCCAGCAACCGTCTCTTCTCCTGCATTGCATGGAACACCCCTTTTCTCCAGCAACCTGTTAAATGCTTCTTGGGTTTCACATCTCCATATACCGTCAACACCATACTGGGGCAGAACTGTGCTTGGTTGGTCTTGTCTACCTTCCGGGTCTAACTCTTTTATCATTAGGATCTGGAGGTCTTTTACCCTCTGGTCTCCTAGACCTGGGCCAACAGGGTTGGTGCTCGATGCTAATCCTTCTTCATTGAAGGTTCTGTCAACACGGCTCCTGTCATCGTTACCAGTACCATACCCAAAAGGTTCAGAGACGTCAATATTATAAGCTTCCAGATCAACACTAGGTGGAAGGTTTGTAGTATTTGGTCTCTCTGGTGGAGTCTCTTGTTGTCTCTTGTCTGTATCGGCTCCTGACATCCTTAAACTCCGAGGTAGCTTAGAACCCTATCAATCGGGTGTGGTATGTAAATAACATCTCCATAACTTACGTTGGCCTCTGTTGGTCTCTTATTGAACCAAGCTATGACCCACCAGAGCCTAGAGTCCCCGTAGTGGTCGAATGCTAGTTTGTAGTATCTATCGCCTGTTTTCCAAACATGGTTTATAATATTTAATGATGCTATCTGCTCTCTCGTGGGATGCTGTAATTCTGGCGTAACGTATTGTCTAACCCCTGAAACCTCTCTTTCCTCAAAAGTTGCCTCATAGAATTCATCTTTATTAAATATTATTTCTCTTCCAGAATATCTAGACATTAATCATTCCCACCTAATATTTCGTTGATCGCAACTTCTTGAATAGCTTCGCCGGTATCAAAATCGCCAATGAATGCAGTCGAGCCCCTTTGAGATCCCGCAGACCATGGGAAGAGAGAAGCGTCTGCCCCCCATGACGGTGCTGCTGCCTCTGCGAAATCTTGCCTACGATCATTAACTTTTTGTACATCTCGTGTTCTCGGATTGCCATTTGCTCTATTTGCGGAAAGCTGTACAGCTTCTGACTTCTCCCACCCAAGGGTGTGCTGGTGCAGGACAGAAAAGCCAATACTTAATGTGATAAGCTTTGGATAAAGCTTGTTCACAGGGTCGAAAAACCCTTCTTTAATGTTTGGGTTCCACCGTAAATTGTTTATAACACCAAGCAAGCCACAAGTCCTGACATCTCCGTCAAAGCCCCTAGATGCATCGAATATAAGATTAGCAAATTTAATCTTTACAAGCGGCCCCTTAGAGATAGTAGAAGCACTGTCAACTCTAGAATACTCTGGATACAACATTCTTGTTAGAGTCGAGGTTTTTTGTAAGTTTCCTATTGAATCCTGTAGACTAAAGGCAGGAATTTTCCAGCTTAAATCGATATTTCTTTGTGTGCCTTGATAAGTTTGTATAGGATCCGGTCTCCCTAGCACTGGCTGAGGGTTCCACCGACACTGGAAGCTCTCTGTATACGTCTCTAAGAAAGCTTTGAAAGATACTTGAGCACCAGAAAAAGTCTGATAGAATTCCAAGACTTGTCCTTTTCTCTCTAATGTGTCTGTAGGATCATACATTATGATTTCTCCTTACTATGGTGCATCAAGTGCTGCCACTCTGGCATCTATCTCTTTCCCATCTAGGAATATTTGGAATCTGTAGACGGGCTGCCCTTCGCTATCTTTTTGTACTTTCCCTGCTTCTCTGTCTCTAGCTGCTATGGATTCACCTTTTATTTTTTCTAAGTTTTCAGTCGTAACGCCCATCTTGGCCCCTATGTTAGTGAGCATATCGTTAACAATTTCAAGGGCAGCACTAATACCTTCGTTTCCAACAACCGCGTTTCTAAGATTCTCTGCTGATTCAATGGCTGGTGTGAATGTGTTTTGGTTAACTACATCAAGTTTTTGAGCAATTCCATCTACCCCAAGAGCGACATCTTCAAGGATTTGCATATTATCTTGGGTCGTTCTCCTTTTTTGCGCTTCGTCCGAAAGTTCAGATTGAGATTTTGCCACGGCATCGGTCGTATCAATAAGATCATTAAAACCCCCATCTAAAAGCTGTGTTAGCTCTAGGGCATTGTTAATGCCTGGAGTTGCCGCTACAAATGCCTGTATTTGTCGTCTAGACATATTTTCGACGCTTACCCCAGCATCTTGAAAAGCTTGTGACAACATCTGCATTCTTTCTACGGGCGTCTCTGCCATTGTTAGTTCAACAGAGTTTAGGAACGGCCCACCCAATAGGGCATTAAGTTGCCCAACAGCCTGTGTAGAACCTTCAAATGTGTCTGTAAGATTAAACACTTCTTGAAATTTACTAAATTCTAAACCTGTTGATTTTGCGGCTGCTGCTGTTTGGCGGAAAACTCGTTCTGCCTCTGAACCAAACATTAGCATACTTGGCATTTGTGTGTTAAAGGTTGTAAACATCTCTTGAGACGTAACGCCCAATTCTTCTGCAAAGTTTTCCAATCCAAGTGTAGAGCGGACAATAGAACCCTCTGACTGGTTAAGTCCTTTTCTAAGAATCTGGAATGTTGCTGCTGTTGTTTCAGAACCAATCCCAACAGCCTCAAGAGCTACTGCTGCATCTGCCAGAGCGGTCTCGGCTGGACTTATGCCTCCTTTCGTAAAATCAGTAAATGTTTTTGTAAGATTAGTATATACATCGCCCATCTCCGCACCGGACAGGCCGAATTCTCTATTCCTAAAAGTAGCATCTATAATTTTTTGATTGTATTGCCCAGCAAAACCAGTGCCTTGGTTAAACGACCTAGCTGACTCTAATTGGTCTCTTATCACTCTCCGAGTAGCACCAGCGAGCCCTCCGAGTTCTCCCTCAAGCAACGCTATCTGTGTTTTGTAAGCCACCACGCCGCCAACTCCAGCAGTAAATGACTCCATCTGCTCCTCAGTGGCTCCGGTGGCATCCATAATAGCTGCCTTGACCTGATCAAATGCGGTACCTACGTCAGTAAAATTTGTTACTGTATCAAATATACTTTGACCAAATTGTGTAATAGTATCTGTAGCACTCTTAAATGACGTAGTCAAATCGTCAACCTGTTGCTTGGTCACGGTTATCCCTTGAGCACTGAGTAGTTGCATTATTTGATTTGGATCCATAACAAGCCCTCTATCTTATAAGTAGTGCTTTATATTAGATTTTATTTCTGCCTACTTCGTCTTCTTTTTGTTTTATAAGGCGTTTAACGAACCATCTACGTATGGCAATCGGGAGCGAATAAGACTCTGCGAATGACCAATTGCCATAGTAGCTCAAGAAGAAAAACTCTTCATACATGGACTCTACGTAGTTTTCAGGAAGGCCAAAAAAAGTCGATACCTAGTGGCACCGCCCTGACCACTACGTGTTGACAGTTGGGGCACTCTATTCTCTGATCCATATCGAGTGATGGTGTTGCCCTGTCATATGCTTTCTTTACTTCTCTAGAATCCATAGCTGGCATGTTATCAATAAAATTCTCTACTTCTTGTCTAGCGCTAATAGAGTTTACAGACACAATAACCATCTTTAAGAAATCAGTTCTGTTCCTTTCTGGAAGGTTATTCTTTCTATTTGTATCCCTCATGTTCTCTAGATAGGATTGTTGTTTTGCACTGAGAATTCTTATCTCTGCTGTAAAGCCAGAACGTGGCAAGACAATACTAAATGTACCAGCTGGTGAAACAGTGAGGTCCTCTGGGACTTCCTTGATAGGAATATTAACCAGATCTACAACATGATCATGGTTTGTGCCACACGATGGACATTTAACATTAGAAACATACTCTGGGCCATAACCTGTTGCTCTAGCAGCAATCATGATAGCACTCTTGTCGCCAGGATAAAGTGTATTGACATCGATAGAACTATCTACCAACACACTTTGGATAAGCCTATCAATCACAATCCCTCGACTGATGAGAGCTTGTGAAGTAAGAATATCTTCTTCTTTTGCTGACATATAACGAATCTCCACTTCAGACTTAAGATGAAGTGGGTGCCCCTCAGGATAGAACTTTCCTTGAGTTGGTAGTTCTACAAACTCTGTTGGGTTAGTGAAGCTCAAAGCTCCACTGAACTGTGGTGTAGGAGGGGCTGCTTGAAGAGCAGCGGTCCTTGCACCATTATTTCTCTTAGCCAAATAACACCTCTATTTATTAGTAACTCTGCCCAGGACCCCAATACTTGTTTAGGCCAGGAGCCGGATCTTCTGAGCCTGGACCTGGATCTGCCTTGTTCTGCGTCTCAATTGCAGCCCAGTCATATCGGAACTTAGCAGTAAGGGAAGTAAGGCCCTCTTCACCATACTTGAGTGTTCCACCGAAATCAACAGATGTGATGAAAGCGTTTGTAAGAGTCCAACGCTCTAGAACGGTACCATCCGAATCAATTTGCTCGATAACAACAGACTGGACAGCATCAACTGCTTCTCTCTTAGAAATAGTTGTAACATCGTTAACGTTTGTGGGTGGCACATAACCAGAATCAAAAAGAATTCTTGTTAAGTTGATTGAAGCATCTGGGCTTACTGGGTCAACCAACTCAATTGTTACTTCGTTCCAAGTAACCTTTCCGGGATAGTAGAAAGTATGGTTTAAAAACTCATGGCTGCTAGGGTTCACTGTTACCGATGGTTTGGTAACGGACTTAGCATACCATGTAGCTCCATCAGGCATGGAACCAATACGCACTAGAAATCTAAAATTTCTTTTTGGTGAAACTTGTGAAGAGGTCCAAAAACCTGCTGAATTTGCCATTTATAGTTTTCTCCTTATATCCTGTTTTAATTAGTCACTTAATTTAATTAATCATCAAATGAAGCGCCACTTCTTGTGATCACGAAGTCAACCGCAATAAACTCGATTGCCCTTGCTGGCTTGAGGAAAATCTTGGCATACAAGATGTTTCTGTCAACAAGGTCTGGTGTTGTGGTTGTCTCGTCAAGAACAACGCGGAACTCGGTGAGACCCAATCTGGCCTGAACGGAACCCAAGAACTTATCTGCCTCTGTCTTGAAGCGAGTCCAAGTAGTCTTGACGTTCTGGTCGAAGAGGATACCGGCAGCAATTCTAGAAATTCTCTTCTTGAGGAAGATAAGCAGCCTACGAACATTGATTCTGTCTAGGGCACTTGGAGTTACCTGTAGTGTCTTCTGGCCGAAGATTACAATACCCTCTGACGGGAATGTAGCGATTGGGTTGATGTTGGCCTCATAGAGATCATCACGATCCTCTCTTCGCAGTCTCTCGACCGTTGAGAGGACGGGGAATCCACCAGCACCAGTGCTTAGGCCACCTCTTGTGAATCCTGCTGGAGCAAACCAAAGCTCAGAGCGAGCCTCAGAAGAAGCGAACGTTCCAATTGCAATAACAGAAGGCGGTACCCAGAGTGAGCCGTTAGAGATATCATCTCTGATTCGTACCCATGGATAGAATGTACAGCCATAGCTTGTATTAATTCTTCTCTGCTCAAGGCTAGATACAGTGGAAGAGACACTACCAACTCTACTCTGGAAATCAAGAGTGGACTCTGTAGTTGGGGTGTAGCCCTCCTCTATGTCGATGACTGCAAGGCAGTCAGAACGAGCCTCAGCCACCGAAAGAAGCTGATCCGTAATGATTGGCTGCGTGATACCCGGTGCTGCAATGATGTTTGCTTCCACAAACTCTGGGTCTGCAACAGTGTCGATGGCTCTTTTAACAGTATTGTAAGCATAGCTAGTCGCTTCTGTAGGGCTTGAGCCAATTGCTGTGTTGTTAAAAGGCTCTTGCTCGCCGATATCAACACCATCATGACCACCCCATAGAGGCATTGTAAACCTGCTGTAACCAGCGTCTAGAGAGGCTGTATGTGCCCCAGCAGCGCCATTTAAAGAAGTTTCAGCAGCAGCCGAACCTGACTCGTAAACTCCACCAGTCTTCACATCATCTAGTGTAAAGATGAAAGAATACTCAAACGATCCACCAGCAGTAAACGTAGAAGACGCACCGGGAGCAGGTCTAACATAGTCAGCATAGCCTGGATCGTGTCTAGTGCTAGTAGCAGTAGTTGTTGGCTGAATTCCAAAATAAGCCTTAGTAGGATCGGAAAGGCCCCCGTCAGAGGCGTTTGATCTAAGTGGGATAGATGGGAATATGAAAGAAGCAGTGAATTGAGCACCCATTCCAGCATGATGGAAGAAAGCAGTGTCATCCAAATCAGTTGGTCTTGCGTCTGCTGGCACTCTCGCATCCGAGCCTGTAGCAAATGTATCAACCTGTGAGCTGTTCGAACCTGAGTCGAATGTATCGACACTTCCAGAAAACACACTAAAGTCATGTGGCTTAGGAGGACCATAGAAGCCAAATGGCAGCAAGGAAGGGGCAGCCAAGCCATCTGCCACAATAGCGTTCATGACAACGTAAATGTATTTAGACTGGTTATCGAACTCGCCATACTGGCGAAGTCTTCTTTCTGTAGTATTCCACTGTACATACTTATCACCAATCTTCTTAGCAATGTAATCCTCGGAAGCAGGATTCAAGTTGCAGCCTGTGAACTGCTCAACAATTTCAGGTGCATTATCAGAATCACTTGCACGACGAATCTGAACAGTGAAGGTTCCGTAAGCGTCAATATCGTTTCTTGGAGCCTTAATATCAGCGATTGAAATCTTAAGGTTCTTTGAAGCCCACTCAGCGTGATTTAGGGCCACGAATTTGAATAGGTTCTGTGTATCTACCTGAGCATCAAAGCTTGTGTAGGTTGTAGAAGTATTCTGCGAGAACACAAATCCAGTCTCACCATCGTCAAATTCTCTTCTCTTGTAGGAAAAATTGTTAGCTGCTGTCTCATCCAGGCCAAGTGGGACAACAATTCCGTAAATGTCTCCAGATAGGCCAGGATCGTCAATGGCAAATCTCTCAAATGTCTCACCAAGCCAGTATTTGTTGGCTACGTTTCTAACATCGGCCTGTGTTGTGTGATCACCATCTCTACCATTTCCAAGTTGTGGGTTCGTGTTAAATACCTTTCTAATATACTTGGAAGAGTTTCTGTCAAAGTTGAAAGAAGAAGTGTAATGACTTATTCCATCGCTAATAACTGCTTTGAATAAAGAATCGTTTGTCTTCAATAGACCAAGGGTTCCCTTATCGTCTGCAGCTGCGATATTTGTTCCAGAAAGTTCTACCGTGGCTCCGTTAGTGTAGAAAACAGCTGCAAGACGACCATCACCAATATCAACATTCTTCATGTCAGTGGATGCAGAAGCGAACACAAACAGACCATAAGCTCCATCATTAGTCGCAGTGACAGTCGTAGGACCTGCATCGCCAGCCTGCCAGCCAGCTAGTCCCTTTCCTGTTGCGCTGCCGTCCTGTGCCCCAAGTAACCTAACATAATTAACAGGACCTACTCCAGCACGAAGGTAAGCCATGGCTGCGTAAGCGCCGTATGTTGGCCCTACGTAGTTGCCATCACGCCATACATCGTCACCACGTCCACCTGGGATCGGGTTACCGTAGAACTCAATAAACTCAGAAGGAGAGTTAATTCTGATTGGACGCATTGCAGGGCCGTAATCAGAACGACCAATGATGATTGGTCCAACATCTGGCAAGTCGTTCGGAAGCTGTGAGTTATCAACTTCGTTAATAAAAATGCCAGGGGATACGAATCTAAACTTTCTTTCAGCCATTTGGTAGAGTCTCCTAAATAGATATCTTTACGTAATAAATAGTATTTTAAAAGACGAAAGTCTGATTTTACTCTCTATAAAACAGGTGGATGCTCCTAGTGGAGTCAAACTCTGGGATATCGCCTACTATAACTCTTTCTCTGGGTATCTTAACTTCTACAGCGTTTTCTCGTACTGTGAGCTTTGGTCGTTCCCTATTCGGGCCTTCTCCGATAAGATAACCCAATATTTTAATTGTTATTGGCACCTCATACATACGTTCTTCTTCACCTAACGAAGCAACGTTGCTTGTCTGCCCAAAGTCTCCCTGTATGAAACCTTCAAAGCGATGACCCTCATGGTCAATAAAAAAGTTATTTATTTGTCCAGTGCTTGTGATAAATGGAGTTATGATTTCGTTTATTTGCTGTTGGTATTCTGTTCTTACCGTTACAGCGTAATCCACAACAACGTAAGTTGGAATAGGCATAGAAATTGTTTCATACACAACCTTGCCTGGGTTCTTTGATGGAAAGTTTTGCTGTCCTACCCCAACGTCTGCAGCACTCATAGAGCCCTCTAGTCTAGCCGTGTCTGCGTTTAAGAAGTTGGATGTTTTCTCCTGCTGTATCTTTCTAGCAACTACAAGCGCACCACCTTTAAAATCATTTGTCTCTGGTATATGAGACCAAGCAACCCCTTTCATGCTAGGGTCTTTCTTCATTGATTTTCTTTCTATAGTGAGCATAGGAAGTTTAAGGATACCCTTATCATCCCTCAGCCCCTTATCTCTCTTGATTTGCAGTGCTCTTTCTGCAGATACCCAGATGACAGGTACCTTCTTAAAGCCTTTATTTGTAGTTACTGATATGTTCAGTGTATCATTAATATAATTTAGGAAAGCCGTATCAATTGTTTCAATCGTGGAAGGCATAAAAGAAACTTCTTTTAGCTTTCCGTCGATTCCTTTTATGCCTGTATAACTATTATCATGTGGCATCGAATAGGCCCTCGCGTGCTCTTATACATTTAGCAGATATCTCTAGCTTGTGGTCAATCTGTCCATAGATTAGCTTTGGTTCAGAAAGCGTTACAATCTCATATAATGAGTTTCCATAAAGAACAAAGTCTCCCTCTCTTACAAAAAGATTTTGATCTTCTGTTAGTCTACGCTTATGAAAATGAATTGTAATTCCCTGTGTCTTGTCCAGGCCAATGTTTTTGGTATATTCTGTTTTAAGGCCGTCGTACTCAATGAGAGCTTTGACTGCAATCGGAGGTAAAAAAGTCTTTTGTATTGCCTCCCCGTATACAGGATGGTACTTGGTTCTCTCCACATCTAGAGGGTAGTAAGCAATTGTTTGGCCCACAACTCTTTCAATAATCTCGTCGTTAACTTGTTTAACGAGATCTCGCTCCTTCGCACCAGTAAAGAGCGGAGGAGGCGGAGCATCAGGTTGTGTCCATTTGTTTGCCATTTAATTATCCTACAAAGATTGGTGAAGGAACTTTCTGAGATATCTTCTCTGCTGCATCCATAAGCTCTGCGTCGTTCTTAGCAATCTGCAGGTATGTGGTCTCATCCAGAATCTTCTTTAATTCGTCCACTAAGGCTGTCTTTTCAGTAGCAGCTTGAGACAGAAGGTCGCTAGAGTTTAGAGTTACATTGTCTCCAGGGATTGGAATGTTACCACCAAACTTTCCTCTGATTTGGCCAAGCATTTCTTTACTAAGTGCTAAGGCGTATCTTCTAACCCAATGCTTACCAATAGCGTTAATACTTGAGTAACCGATATTATCAAATGGCAGAGAGTTAAGGTTATTGACACCATTGATGCCTGTCTCTGTCGTGCCATCTTCTTCCCATGCATTTCGTTCAATTGTAAACTTAACAAAGAATCTATCTGTGATTCTGTTATCCGGTGGTGGATAAAGAGTAAGTTTATTATTTATAATCTCATAGGAGTAGTGAGAAA